GAAATACAGGATTTTTCCACCAAATGGCTCTGGAGTTATAATAACGAGCGCCCCAACATGGGCATTGGCGGCATAACTCCCGCCATGAAGCTCGCACAGGTGTCTTAGGCTCTACTTGTAAGTGCTCCTAAAAATGGGAGGATTACCATTTAACCCTCGCCGTTCTCCACGTCTCACCTTAAAGATTTCTTTCAGTGGCTTTAGGGGCATTGCCAAAATCCAATCACAGTCAACAAACTGCGCATTCCCTCCTAGCCCAAGGGTTCTAAATTGAGCAAGTTTATTCATATCAACTGAACGAATTGTCATGGCATCATTATGTGCTGATCCCAACTCTATTTGTGCGGATAAGCACTCTATATCTTCTTTTTTGGTAAGTTCATCCAAGGGCTGTGTCAGGACTACAAATTTTACGGCATTAGCAGCATTTTTCCCTTTTTCAATTTTATCCAAAATAATGATATTAGTGACAACATCACTATTATTAAACCAGCGATGAGCACCAGAAGTAATAACCGTAGTTAAATTGTAGTATCTTCGAAGCAAATTAAAAAAGTCATCTCCCCAATCTGTACCAAGCCATGCATTCGTAATAATAATCCCAAGGCGTCCGCTATCTGCCAATAAAGGATATAATGAAAAAGGTAGATATGCAGCTACATCGGCGCGCTGAGTAAACCGTTCTCCATCTTTACCAAGCATGGCCGTAACAATCTCAATATCTTTACTATAAGTTTTACGACCATTCTGAGAAACAAAAGGTAAATTACTAGCAATAGCCTGAAATTTTCCTAATTTTTCTTCAAATTTTCTTCCATTAGTTGGGTTCCTTAATTCTAATACAGTATTTTCATTTAAGCTAAAAGCATTTTTATTAAAGATGCGTAGAGGAATGTGCATTAACTTTGGATTTGCGAGCGAAAAAGTTGAAATTTGAACGGCCTGAGGATCAAAATCGCCAGCAAAAACAGATGCTGCAGTAACATCAGGGCTAACGTTATTTGAAATTTTTTGTTCAATGGCTGCGCGTGCAATAGTTCCACTTCCGCAGCATGGATCTAAAATCCTATCATTAACAATATCATGCACACAAAGATTGATCAGAAGAGCTGCGAGTGTAGGCGGAGTTGGATATTGGCCTCTAATTTTTCTTACGGCAACTTCCGCATTAGCTTCTAGCACCCGTGAAAGTTGAGCCTGATCAATTGAGCCAAGACGAAGGTCTGAAAGCAGGTGATTAAATTGTTTCAATTCCCCCCATACACGTTCGGGGATAAATTTAAGTCCGATACTATCAGAAAAAATTGTCCAAAAATTACATTCTTCTGATATATTATGAAGAATGGTTAAGGCTTCCCATGGCGAAATATCCTCTGTAAGTTCTGCAATCCTTCGCGCCCTTACATCTCTTTCTCGAAGAATGTGCGCAAATAAAATTTTCCCTATCCAATTTGAAATTACTGCTCTGGCCAAAATGGCCCATTTTGATTGCTTTTTGACAAGATACTCAGAGTTATACCTGTCCCACCAAAGAATAACTTCTGCTCGAAATATTCTATCTTGACGAGCAGAAACTTCCAATTCTTCAGCAACAAGAGCCGTATTTGATAATATCAGAGATGTTACGCCGCCACTTCGATATGCATCAATAAATTGGCGTCCTTCAAGTTCACCGCGATCAAAAATGTCATTCAAATAACTAAAAATTTTCTCTGCTAGAAATTCCCATCTATGCCGATTTTGTAAAACACCTTCTCGCGTAGCAATGTCATCCAACTCATTCCACTGCTTATGAATAACAAATTCGCTTGATGCGGCATCGCGGATATATAGATGGGCATGTGTCACATTCCAAAGGAGAAAGCTATCTAAGCCAAGAGCTTTTGCTTTTGTTTCTGCATTTTGTCGGAACTCAATATCGCCAATGCTTGTGTCAGGCATCTTGAGCTCCCAGCCTTGCAAAATCCTGGCTGAAGCTCTGTCACCAAAAAGGAGCACATCTGGAAATAAGCTACCACCTTCGAGCCTAATCGTTTGCTCTCCTCCGGCATCTTTGATTGCCCTATTTACTTGTGCAGACAGCTTTTTAAGGCAACCAATTAGATCGATTGCCCATGAACGCTCGTTATATCCAACTCCTCTGTTCATACAGCCCGCCTTTCGCTATCAAGGATTACAGCATCCACGTCCACCATGCCTCGCCTGTTCGGTTGTCCCGCACGGGCAGCAGGTTGAAGTGCTGAAAATAGAGGAGGAAGTGGTTGCCTTGCTTTAAATAAATTTTTTACTTCAAGTAATCTATTTTTTGCAACCTGTATATAATCAATTCGCTCTTCCTTAAAAAGGTGTACCTCTTCATTCTTTTCAATTCCAATAAATTTGCGTCCTTCTAGAGCAGCAGCCACCAAGAAGCTTCCACTTCCAAAGGCATTATCTAGTACAACATCGCCTTCGCCTGTAAACATGCGGATGAGGTATCGACCTAAAGCAACAGGTTTTTGAGTTGGATGCCAAACTCTACCGCCTGATTCACTCTCAGCGGTTTTACAGTAAAGAGTGTCAGTCGGATAACGTTCTCCATCACTCTTAACATGTACAGGCTTAAAATCGCCGTAACTCCCAGTGTACTGTGCTTTGCGCGTCCCTTTGTCATAAGGCTCGCCCTTAGACATCACTGGTCGATAGTTCGGCTGGCTACCATAAAAAATACAAATATCTTCATGCTGTCGGAGAGGTTGCTTTCGAGCATTCAAGAAGTTTGTGGACTTGCTTTTTACCCAAACAAATTTATATCGAAACCAGGATTCATTGCTAATAATTAAACGTGCCGTAAATATCCCCTGTGATGTTAAAGCAATAACACCTTTTGGCTTTATTATTCTTTTGTATTGCTTCCACAGTTCATCAAGCTGTATTACACTGTCCCATTTATTCTGCGTTGTTCCATATGGCAAATCACAAAGGATCATATCAACAGAGGCATCATCTAAACGAGACATCGCTGTCATGCAGTCTTCTTCAAAAATTTGTCCGCCGAGGTATTTCATGATTTGATTTGCCTTCCTGCAAGCAATGTATGATTAGATTTTGTTGGCTGGCAAGAATTGTCCCCATATTGCAAATTGATATAATCGCAAATTGCTCGACGTCCTAACCATGCTAAAGAACGTTCTGTGTTTTCAGATATTCGTTGCAAGGCTTCATATTCATCAATGTCAAGATTTATTGTAATTCTAAATTTTGTTGCCATCCTAAGCCTCCGCGCTAATTTGCATCACAGTGCATCGCTTTGCTGCAAATTTCAACCCTGCCTTCCCGACAGAGTCTTCTTCCTCCCCCAACGAAACATGTCTTCCCTACGGCAACGCCCTTATCAGAGATTGAACAGCCATATTTGTAGGGCGTGTTTCATTTGCACAGTGGAAATGGTTTTGACCTTACCCCATTGCGTATCCCACTTGTAAGTTAGTGGTTCCTGTTGGGTTATGGGTTCTGTTCTGTCGGCAAAATTCTTCTGGCGTCAGCCAGCCCAAGGAGCTGTGTGGCCGCCGCTGGTTATAGTCCTGTCTCCAGGCTTCAACTGTTTGACGGGCATCATGTACGGATGAAAACACATACTGATTCAAGCATTCATCACGGAATTTCCCGTTGAAGCTTTCAATATGCCCGTTATCCGTGGGTTTCCCCGGACGAGTAAACTCTATCTCCACGCCATGCTCAAATGCCCAGGCATCCAGTGCCTTACCACTAAATTCCGGGCCATTATCAACTTTTATCCGCTGTGGCTTTCTCCCTTGAAGGCGTAATCTTTCCAACTATGGGGAGGCAGAGAAGATGAGAACGGCGGAAAAGGCGCATCGAGCAAGACGGAAGCGCTACGAAAGCGCTACGGATACAGGACTGGTGCGGGAAAGCGGGGTGTCAAGGCTTTGAAAAAAAGCTGGAAGCGTCGATTTTTGTAGTTGAGAATTTTGGGGCCGTTTGGGCCCTTTTTTTTCAGCAAAGGTGAGAACTTTTTTTACTCAACTAAATAGGTTGTGGGGTAAAACCGTCAGGAAAATTACTAACAGTAGGATTGTCCATTCCGCGCGCCAATTCTGCCCACATTTCACGGCATAAGCCGCGTAGCTCTATAAAATGCGCAGCTCGCAACGTATGAAGGAATGGCATACAAGCGCCAGCCGCTACAAATTTACGCTCCTTTTGCAGCATTCTTATTATGTCGGCAAATTCTGTGCAGTATGCAGGTTTTTCCGCTTCTATTTCAAATGGACTTAGAAGGTCTATTCCACGCAAAAGGAAAAAGCCTTGAGTTTTCCAACATGAATACACGAGAAACGCTATTTCATCAGAGTTCATCACTTTTAAATTTTCAATAAATTGCAGCAATTCCTTTCTGTATCTGTTTATTGAAAAATTGTTAAGCATGTTGCGTAAAAATCCCATTGAAGTGATACCTCCTTTTTGTTTATCCGCTGCAAAGAGAAAGTATATAACGACAACTGATTTACTTCAGAAGAGTGAACGTCAGCGATACTCGCGCCCGCTCCAGACAACCTTGCCTATTACGCGGAAAAATTCCGCCATGTCACCGCGCATATCAAGTTCAATAGGGGGATATGCAGCCTCGTTAACGCTCTTTAAAATCACCTTACCCGGCTGTTTGTCTATCCGCTTGAGGTAAATAGAATCATCGAAACCGACAGCAAAAATCCGGCCAGGGATAATATCCAGCTTGCTTTGGTCCAGTAGCACCACATCGCCATCTAGTATCTCTGGCTGCATGCTATCGCCCGCAACGCGCATTAACACCATGGCATCCGGGTTCCCCTTACGCAGCAAGAAATCCAGACGAAAGGCATAGCTCCGTTCGTGGTTACCACTTACTTCTAAGCTGCCATTGCCCGCCGATAAACGAGCCTCCGCCATCGGAACTAGTCTCAGTTCAACGTCGCATTCTGGCGTTATAATTTTGCATTTTGGCGTTATGCTGTTTCCATGCTTACCGCCAAAAAAAAGCCAGTCTGCACTGACACCAAAATCTTCAGCTACCTTTTCTATCCATCCTGTGGGTATTTGTTGCCGCTTTTTTGCGGCCCCGACCGAAGATGGATGGATGCCGAGAATCCTTGCTAAATCCGAATCATTTGCGGCTTTAGCTGCCTCTAGTATGCGCGCAAAACGCGCGTCAAACGATTTCGCATTTTCCATGTCAAACTCCGAAGCGAAACTCCGAAATTAAGTTCGCTTGAATTGACAAGAAGTTTAAATAGTTATGCTAAAATCATATTTTTTAAAGATCGAAATTGCATTTTAGCTTGATTGTCTTCTGATTTTAGCCTATTTTCTTCTTGCGGGCGGTTAATTTCTACACGCAAAACGAAACTAACAGCCCGCCGCGTTAAGGGTCAACGTCCAGGCCAAACCAAATTTTGGACGAGCGGAGGAAGGGATGAAGACATCGTGCAGAAAAGGTCTTGCCAAGTGCCAAGTGCAGCTCTTGGAATCCCTCAATTTGATGAAGGTCTGCATCAGCGAATCGTATGCGGCTCTTGAGAATATGTCCCCTCTGGTACGGGGGGCGGCCAAGGGGGAAGAGCTGGAAGAAAAGCTGAACTGCTTAGTGGATAGCAGGATTGCCCTTGAAGAATCCGTGTCCAACCTCTCCAAAGCTATTGGGTAACGCCCATGCGCCAACTTTCCCTCATAGACGATATTGCCCAACTTGCCGGAGCATTGCCCGCCATCAAGGCGGCAATGCGCGGTATTGCTGGCGCGCCCGAGGGGGAGGGACGCAAGGCACTGCCGGACAAGTTGAACGCGATAGCGCGGGCCAGCGGCATCAAACTGACGGGTGGAAACGCCCACGGCATCAGCGAAGAGATGCTGCACAAGATTTTATCCCCTTCGGACGATTCCCGTCCGCCCTCCGTGCTGATGCTGCTGGCCTACTACAAGGCCACCAACAACCCGGCCCATCTGCGCGCCATGTTGCGCGCTGTCGGTCTGGACATCATGACCACGGAAGACCGCCTGTACGCGGAGATAGGCCGCCACTCCGTAACCGCAAAGAAGAAAAACGCGGAAGCTCAAAAAGCCCGGCGTCTGATGAAAGAACTGGAGGAAGAACTATGAGCCGAGCAACGGCACAACAGCGCCTTGAGTTGGGCGCTAAACGATACAAGTACCGCTGGCGTTTGCGGGAAGTGATGGACGCGAACGCGGTGCCGTCCATGGCGGCCCTTGGCCGCATGCTGGGAGTTTCTGGGGTTGCGGTTGCCCGCACGGTGAACGGTGAAATCCATAGTCCCAAAGTGCTTGACTGGTTTCGTCAGCACGGAGTTTCGGAAAACCAGCTTTGCGACCCCCGACGGCTCGCTCAATAAATCGAGAAGATGCTGATGGCTACCGAAACATACTCCACTCAAGCAATCGCTGCGCTGCTGGCAGTTACGGATCGAGCAATACAGATCCGCGCCAAACGCGAAAGCTGGCAATCTCTGCCCCGCGCGGGACGCGGCGGTGGCAAGCTGTGGATTGTGTCGTCCATGCCCGCCGAGACGGTGCAGGCCATCCGCGCGGCGCTGGCCACGCAGGCGGCGCTTGCGTGCGCGGAAGCGCCCCTGCCTGCCGCCAACCCGGCCGCCAGACCGGCGGCCCTTGCCGCCGTGCCGGACAAAAAACTGGACATGGCCCGCGCGCGGCATCGCATCGTGCTTGAGTGGCGCGCGTGCATGGAGCGCGCAAAGGCCGAAGGCGGTTCGGCCCGCGAAGCCTCAAAGGCCGTTGTGGTTGCCTACAACGCGGGCCTGCTGCTGCCCGCATGGGTACACGAAGCCGTACCCGTTGTGTCCGAAAAGACCCTCTACCGCTGGGAAAAATCCGTGCGCGACGGGGACGGCTTTGCCGCGCTGGCCGACAGGCGCGGCGCATGGACGCGGGGCGGGGCCAAGGGCGCGGGCCAACTGGGCGAAGCGGCGGAAACGCTGTTTCTCAAGGCCTATCTGCACGACCGCAAGCCCAGCGTGCATCTGGCCTGGATGGCCACGGGCGCGGCCCTTGAAAAGCAGGGGCTGCCCGCCCCCTCTTACAGTTCCGTCATGCGGTTTTTCAAGCGCTACGACAGCCTGCACCACGACGTGGTCGTCTGGATGCGCGAAGGGAACAAAGCGACCACGGACAACGCGCTGCCCTACATGACGCGCGACAGCCGCATTCTGGAGCCGGGCGACGTGCTGGTGGCGGACGGCCACAAGATGAATTTCACGGTCATCAATCCGGATACGGGCAAGCCCTGCCGCATGACGCTGGTGGGCTGGCTGGACTGGGCCAGCGGCATGTTTCTTTCCTTCGAAATCATGGTCAGCGAAAACACGCAGGCCATCGCCTCTTCTCTGCACCGGGCGATTCTCAAGCTCGGGAAGCGGCCGCGCGCCGTGTACATCGACAACGGGCAGGCCTTCAAAAACAAGTTTTTCGAGAACAAAGACGCGGACGTGGAAGAGTTTGACGGCCTGTACCTGCGCCTGGGCATCCATGTGCAGCACTCCGCGCCCTATCAGGCGCGCACCAAGGTGATTGAACGCTGGTGGGGCGATTTTGACCGGCAGGCCGCCGTGCTCATGGATTCGTACGTCGGGCGAGACATCGCCGACAAGCCCGCGCATCTGCGGCGCAACGAAACATGGCTGGCCCGGCAGCAAAGCGGCTATGTGCCCACGGTGGCCGATGTGCAGCGCCTGGTCATGGAATACGCCCGGTGGAAGGCCCAGCAGCCGCACCCGACACGCCCCGGCTCCACCCCCTGGGATGTCTTTGACGCCGGGCGCGGGCCGGGCTTCAGCGAAGAGGAAAAGACCGACCTGGCACGGCAGTTCCTGTACCGGCGCGAGGTCACGCCATCGCGCTGCCGGGTGCGCATGCTGGGGCTGGAATACGAGTCTGACGCGCTCTACGGCGTCAACAAACCGCTGACGGCCTACTACAGCTATGCGGACATGCGGGAAATCTACCTTTACGACGGCCAGCGGTTTCTGGGCACGGCGCGCCCGGTGGCAACGGTCAATCCCCTGGCCGTCGTGCTGGGCGACGACGCGGACATGCGGCGGATTTCCGAGGCCAACAAAAAGGCCGCCAGGCTGCGCAAGCAGACCCGTGATCTGGCCGAACGCATCTCGGGGGCGGCGGGCGAAACCCTGCTGGAACTGCCCTACATGCGGGGAGTGGCCCAACGCCGCCAGCCGGTAGTGGTTCAGGGCACGGGCCATGCCAACGGCCGCGATCGGATCGGGCCTGCGTCCACCCCCCAGGTCAGCGAGGCGGAGCGCCGCGCCATCGACGGAGCCGTGCAGGCGGCGCTTGAACGGCGCAAGGCGTCAGCCGCCCCCGTTTACACGCTGCCCGCCTATTTTTCCAGTGAACTTGAGAAATACGATGTCCTTTTCCGCCTGCGTCATGAGGACGGGATGGACCTGAATGCGGCGGATGCCGCCTTCATGGCCAGCTATGAGGCAGGCAGGGAATACCAGACCACCACGGGACGCCGCTACGAACAATTGCTGCGCCTGTATGACACCCCTTCAAAGGAGCAAGCGGGATGAAAACGGTATTCATAGAAACAAGCAATGTGCAACAATTGAGGAAGGTTGTTGCCAACGCTCGCGACGTGGAGCGGGGACGCCCCGGCATGGTTGCCGTGTGGGGCGAAGCCGGGTGCGGCAAAACCGAGGCCGCCCGCGCGCTGTACGCGGAAGCGGGCTACTACCTGCGCGCCCTGGAAGGCGTGACGCAGCACGGGTTTTTGCAGGATCTGTGCTTTGAGGTCAAGGCCTGCCGCCCCTACGGCGCGCACCGCTGCAAGATGGAACTCGTCCACGCTCTGGAAAATTCGAGGGAACCCATTTTTGTGGATGAAGCCGACCGCCTGGACGTGCGGCGTATTGAAGACTTGCGCGACATCTACGACCTCACGGGCTGCCCGGTCATTTTGCTGGGCGAGCAGGGCCTGCCCTCGCGCCTTGAAGCGCGCAGCCGCATCATTGACCGCATCCCCGATGAATTCCGCATTTCCTTTCAGAAAATTACGCTGCCGGACGTGGCCCTGTACGCCATGGAAGCGGCGGACCTGCGCCTGTCAACCGAAGCCTGCGCCTTGGTGCATGCCCAGACCAAGGGCAATTTCCGCCGGGTACACAATGCCGTGCTGTCGCTGGAATCGGCGGCGCGGGCCGTGGGCAGCGGGGAGGTCAGCGGCGATATGGCGCGGGCGACCCTGCAACAGCACAAAAAGGGCAAGTGGGGGCTGGCATGAGCAGCGAAAGCATGGCGCAACTGCGCACCGCGCTGAAGGCCTTTGGCGCAGCGCCGGTCACGGTGCCGCAACTGGCGGGCATATTCGGCCTGACGAACGAAAGCCAGAAGCAGGTGTTGCGCGGCCGCCTGGAGCAACTGATCAAGCAGGCGGAGGTGGAGAAGACAGGCCGGGGCGAATTTCGCTGGATCGGGGCAGCGCCGCGCCGCCAGGGTGAAACATACCGCCGCCTGTGGCGGATCATCCGCACGCAGCCGCCGAGCTGGAGCCGTGCCGACGTTGCCCGGCTGGCCAGAACGGACCGAAGCATGGCGGACAGGTATGTGCCCTGGCTGGAAGAAGAGGGCTTTGTGGTCCGCTGCGGGCGCAAGGGCAACACGCTGCTGTACCGCACCACCTCGCAGGCCAGGGAGCAGCGGGAAACGCCCTGGCCGCCGCGCGACCTGCCGGACCCCTATGAGCAGGAAAAGGCCGCGGCGGCTGGGCTGATCACCTGCATGCTGACGCAAAACCCGGACCAGCCCGCCGTGCGGGAGCGCATACGCGCCCACCTGGGCGTGCTGTGGACGCGGTTTGAGGATGAAGACAGCACCGCAAATACAAAAATGGAGGAATAAGACCATGATGCACGAAAAAGCCATGTCCATTCACACCGCCCTGGGCGAGATGCTGCCCCGCGTAAGCGCTGACGACGCGGAGAAACTGCGCATCTGCCGCCGGAACCTCGCGGCTTTGGCCGATCTGGCGCAACAGCTGGAAACGTCGCTGCCCTCGCCGTTGAGCGTGGAAGCCTTCAGCCGTGACGCGGCGGACTGCGTCCAGATGGGGAGGAGCCTGTAGTGGCCCGCCTCAAACCGAATCCGCACATTGTTGTCGACCGCGCCCAGGCCGAGGGCGCGCTGGCGGAAATGGCCGCGCTGGATCGCAAAATCGCCGCGGCGGAAGCGGACATGCAGGAAGCCATTGACAACGCCAAGGCTTTGGCCGCCCAGGCCTGCGCCCCCCTGGCGGCCCGGCGCAAGGAACTGGCCGACGCCGTGGCGGTGTATGCCAAGCTGAACAGGGCGGAACTGTTCCGAACCGCCAAAAGCCTGGACATGGGCTTTGGCATGATTGGCTTCCGCTGCAGCACAAAGGTGGTGCAGATCAACGGCGTAACCCCGGAAATGACGCTGGAGCGCCTGCGTCAGTACAATCTGACAGACGGCATCAGAACGAAGGAGGAAATCAACAAGGAAGCGGCTCTGGGATGGCCGGACGAACGGCTGGAACTTGTGGGGCTGCGGCGTCGCACTGCGGACGCGTTCTTTATCGAAATCAAGAAGGACTCCGTGCCGGACGGCGGCAGCAGTGGCGCGGCAGCATTGGAGCGGGCGTCATGAAAGACGAAAAGAGTTCTGACCTTACCGTGGTGCAAGGGCCCTCTGTAGCGGAAGCGCAAAAACGCGCCTTGAACAAACTGCATGAAATGCTGGGGGATGACTCCAACCACGGCTTTATTCTGACAGTTACAGTCAAGGACGCAGACAGTATGTTGCACTCCAGTAATCAGGCCTACGGAAGAATCTCCAGGGAAGAAATAGAATTTGCCTGCCAAAGAATGCTGAAACACGTCAAAGAACTCAGGGAACAGACGGCAAAGGACGCCGCCTGCAGTAAAGCGCACGAACACGCAGAACAAGGCGCAACAGTTCATTAATCTAACATTACGGAGCGACATCATGACCAAGGCCGAACTTGTGAAACTGTATGCGGAAGCCACGCAACTGCCGGTGGGAGACGCCGGGGAATGCCTGGAGCGGCTGGGCGACATCGTGGCCGCGGAACTTCTGGGCGGCGGTTCCGTGCCCCTGCCCGGCGTGGGCAAACTGGTGATAAAGGCACGCGCCGCCCGCACGGGGCGCAACCCCCGCACCGGTGAGCCGGTGGACATCCCGGCCCGGCAGGCGCTGGGCGTGAGCCTGAGCAAGGATTTTTAAGGAATCGCTCAACTAGGGGGAACCCATGCCGATTGTACGCACACAGCAGGAAATAGATCGCGTGCTGAACTGGGCTGCCGAGGGCATAGATAACGGCACAAAGTTCGCGGGAATGACTTACGAACAAGGGATCACGGACATGCACATGTGGCTCACGGGCGAGACCAACGTCGCCCCGGACTCTGAAGATTAATGCGAAACCGCCCTGCGGGGCGGTCGCCGGGGCGTGGCGGCTCCGGCCTGACGAGCAGCCAACGGGAGAAGACGATGGAATACAGTAAGACTATGGCGGGTATGGTTATGCGCGGGACGGCCCTGCGCTTCCTTGAACTCCCAATGGCACGACGTTTTGTCATGTTTTGCCTTGGCCAGCACGCCCTGGGCGGCATGGACTCCTACTCCTGGCCCGTATGCCGTGCTTATGAAGCTGAAAGGTTGGATTTGCGCATGCGCTGGAATGCTGGGGGCAGGCTGCTTGAGCATGAGAGCATGTGAAGAAGGGCATAGACAATATCTGCCCCGCATGGGGCGGTCGTCATGGTGCAACAAACCGAGGAGCGAACCATGAAAACATCGAAAACCTCTCCCATGCGTCTTGGGCTGTACCGCAAGATAGAGATAGCCCGCAAGCAGCTGCCCGGTCTTGACGATGACGGCGTGTGGCGCGAGCGGCTGCGCAGCTCGTTCGGCGTGGACAGCCGCAAGGATCTGAATATGCATCAGCTGGCCACGCTGGTGCAGGATCTGGCCCGGGACGGCGCGCGCTTCACCGCCGGGAAGAAAAGCCGCAATCCCGGCGTCAAGTCGTTGAGCCGCGAAGACTGGGTTGAAGTGCCGACCAACAGCCCCTTTGCGGCGGAAAAACGCATGATCGCCGCCCTGTGGCGCAAACTTGGGTATTCCATGAACAGCCTGGACACCCGCTGCAAGCGGGCATTCGGCTGCGCGCGCTTTGTGTGGATGGCCGACGGGGCGCAGATATCCCGGCTGATCGTCGACCTGCAAAAGCGCGTAAAAGCGGCTGGTCTGGAGTAGCGCCATGTATGTATCGGCGGCTGAATTAAACCAGGTTCTGGGCGACTTTTCCGCCCGGGCCCTGCTGGACAAGTATGGCGGCGCGCGCGTGTATGTTCCGGAGCGCCCCTACACGGGGCATGAACTGGAAAAACTGTTGGGCATGCACGCGCTGGCGGCGCTGTGCGGGGAATATGGCGGCATGAAGATTGACCTGCCGCGCGACGCCCCCGTGCAGGTGAAAAAGAAAAACATCATAGCCCTGCTGCAGCAGGGCGAAAGCCTGTGCAAGATCGCCATGACCCTTGGAGTGACGCGGCGCTATGTGCAGGTGGTCAAGGCCTCCATGCGGCCGCAAAAAACGCGGCAGTTGAAACTGTTCTGAAAAACGGTATACACAGAATACGCCCCCCCATCCGCGGGGGCGTCACGCACCGCCCCCGCGCGCCCGGCCTTCGTATGGCATCACAGCTGTACGGAGGCTTTGTCATGTCCAACATTCTTGCCGACTTCGCCACGGCCCATGCGTTCACCGCCCAATGGGAAGGCGGCCTTACCAACCACCCCGCCGACCCGGGCGGCCTGACCAACTACGGCGTCAGCCTGCGCTGGCTGAAAGACCTTGGGATCGTATGCGGCGACATCGACCACGACGGCGACATCGACGCCGACGACGTGCGCGCCCTGACCCCGGAAACGGCGGCGGACTTGTTCCGCCGGAAGTTCTGGGACGTGTATCGCCTGGGCGAACTGCCGCAGATCATGGCCGACGTCGTGTACGACTGCATGGTGAATACCGGCCCGGCCCAGACGGCGCGCATTGCGCAGCGGGCCTTCAACGCCGAGTGCCTGCCCGGCCCCGCGCCGTTGCGGGTAGACGGCGTGTTTGGCTCGGCCACGCGGGAAGCGTTGCGGCTGGGCGTGGGCAAGCCCCTGGCGCTGGGCCTGATCATGGAACGCGAACGGTTTTACCGAAATCTGGTTTACAGCAAGCCGAGCTTCCAGCCGTTCCTGAAGGGCTGGCTGAACCGCTGCACGGCTTTGCGGCGGTTTGTTGGGGTGTTGTCGTGAGCGGGCCGGGGGAGTTTTTGCGCGACGATGTGGGGGCGCTGTCCTGCATGCGGCTGGCGGTAGCCGTGGTTGTGGTGGCCGTGGTGGGCGTATGGGTGGCGGGCAATGTGCGCTCCGGCAGCTACGTTCCCCTGGGTCAGCACGAAGCCGAAGTGCTCATGGCCGCCCTGGGCGGCAAGGCGCTTCAGGGCTTTTTCGAATACGGGAGGCGGGACTGATGAACAAGGGCGCGCTTATCGCCATGGTGGCCATAGCCCTTTTTGTGGGGGGGGTGGCACTTAAAATCAGAGACATGCGTTCGGAAAACGCCGCCCTTACCTCACGACTGGGCGTGGCGGAGCTGCAGCGCGATGTGGCCACGGGCGATGCCCGCGCGTGGAAAAAAGCCGCGGAACAAGCGCAGGCGGGCAACGCCGGGCTGCGCCTGGAAGCGGACGCCTGCCTTGCCCGCGAGGCCGAAGGCACGGCCATGGCCGAAAAATGGGCGCAGATACTTAACGGGGCGCAAGCCTGCCCCATGACCGAAAGCGAGAAAACAGATGTTCCCGACGCGAAAACGCGCGACGCGCTTGCCGCCGACCTGGACCGCCCCCTGTAGCAATACCGCCGCCATTGGCGGCGTGGGGCTGGTCATGTTCCTTCTGGTCGGCGGCTGCGCCGGGTCCGCTCCGTCCCCCTCTCAGGAGCGGACCCCGGCGCCCATCATCCTGCATGTGGAGAAATGCCCGCTCCCGGCCGTGCCGCGGCTGCCGCCCCTCAAGGGCGTGTTTCTGGAAAGCGGCAAGGGCTACACCGTACTCAAATACCGCGACGAACTGATGCGGCGCTACATCAAGGGGCTGCAAGCGGCCCTGGACTGCTACGAAAAACAGCTGGAGAAAAACCCGGATGATTAATCCCGAAGAACTGGACGCCCTGGTGCGCGCCGTGCAGACCATCGCATCCGTGCTGGCGGGGCTGGGGCTTCCCGGCCTGATAGCCCTGGCCCTGGCCGGGCCAGCCTGCGTGCTGATCACCGTGCTGCTGCTGACGCACCGGCAGGCGCTGGCGACGGAGCTTGCGCAGGAACGCGCCAATGCCGCATCCGAAGCGGCGCTGGAAGCCTACCGCAAGGACACGCAGGGGATGCTGCGCGACATCGGGGCAAAGCACCTTGAAGTCAAGGGGTTCTACGAGCGGAACGTGGATCTTGTGAAGAACTACGAACGGATGACGGACAGCCTGCAGGCATTGGTCACCAACAATACCCGCGCCCTGGAGCGACTGATCACCATCATAGAAACGGAGCGGCGGCGTCATGAGTGAACGTCATGCAAAAATCGGCGAGCGCGAGGACTACCGCGTGCGCCTGAAATGTGTGGAAACCGAGATATGCGCCCTGCGGGACAGCCTGCGGGCGGCCCTGCCGCTGACGGCGGACGCCTGGGAACTGGCCGGTGACCATGTGGTCACGCTGGCGATCACCCTGAACGAGCGGCTTGCGGAATTGAAGGGCCTGGCCCGCAAGGTGGATATATTGACGCGGGATCTGGAAGGCTGACGCCATGGGCCGCGAGCACGAACCGGGCACGGTCTGGGAAGCGCAGGATCTGTACTGCATTGACCGGTTGAGTTTTGACGCCGTCGCGAAAAAAACCGGCGTGGCCGCCTCGACCCTCAAGCGCTGGGCCGACCGCATGGACTGGCGCGGCAAGCGCGAGCGCATTGCCGAGACAGAAAGCGCGCTGCGGGTGGACCGTGTGCTGGCGCGGTCGCAGGTGCTCAAAAAACTGCTGGAAACCGGCGAATCGCAGGATGCCTATGCCGTCGCCGCGCTGGAACGCCTGGCGCTGCTGCAGGAAGAAAACGAGCTGCGGCGAGCGGAACGCGAGAAGGATCGCCGCCTGCGCAAAGCGGAAAAGGAACGGGAATGGAAGGAGCGCCGGGCGCTGGCCGAACTGCGGCTTTCCGGCGCGCGGCAGAACGCTGGTGTGACCTCCCCGGCAGTGAAGCCCCAAGACCTGCCTCGCAACGATGAAGAGCGCGCGGCGCTGCTGGAAGACGTGATCAACCGGCGGCTTTCGGATCTGCTGTCCTGCCCGCCCGAAAACATTCTGCGGCTGATGAAAGACCTGAACGAATCGCGCCGCCTGCTGACGGAACTGCGCGGCGGAGAAAACGCCGACAACGGCGCGGTGACGGTGGCCTGGAGCGACGGGCAATGAACGGACGCATAATCATCCCGTACCATCCCCGCCCCCTGCAGCAGGCCGTGCACGACGGGCGCAAACGCATGACCGTGCTGCTGACGCACCGGCGTTTCGGTAAAACGGTGTGCATGGTCAACGACCTCATACGGTCGGCGGTGCTGCGCGGCAACACGCTCCGCGCCTGGCGCGGCGGCTACCTGGCCCCGTTTCTCAAGCAGGCCAAGGACGTGGCCTGGGACTTTTTGAAATACTACGCCGGGGTGTTGCCGGGCGTGCGCTTCAACGAAACGGAGCTGCGCGCGGACTTCAGCAACGGGGCGCGCATCCGGCTGTATGGAGCGGACAACGCCGACGCCCTGCGCGGCCAGTACCTCGATGATGTGGTGCTGGACGAGGCGGCCAACATCAGCCGCAGCGTGTGGACGCTGAACATCCGGCCCATGCTGGCGGACAGGCAGGGGCGCTATGCGTTCACCGGCACGCCGCAGGGCATGAACAACCTGTTGTACGACGTGTACGAAGAGGCGCTGGAGCTTTCGCAGGCCGAACCGGAACAGTGCGCGCTGTTTGTGTACCCGGCGTCGAAAACCGGCTATGTGCCGCCGGAAGAGCTGGAAAAGGCGCGTGCCTCCATGGGCGATGCGGAATACCTGCAGGAATTCGAGTGTTCCTTTGCCGCCGCCGTGCGCGGGGCCTACTGGGCGCGGGAAATCGACGCCCTGGAACAGCTGGGCCGCGTGACCTCCGTTCCGATCGCGGCGCAGTTGCCCGTCAACACGGCCTGGGATCTGGGCATGGACGACGCCACGGCCATCTGGTTTTTTCAGGTGGAACCCTCCGGCACATGGCGGATTGTGGATTTTTACGAGGCCTCGGGCGAGGGGTTGGAACATTACGCGCGGATGCTGCGGGAAAAGGGCTACGCCTACGGGCGGCATATCGGCCCGCACGATATCATGGTGCGTGAGCTGGGCACGGGCAAGAGCCGGTACGAGACCGCGCGGGACATGGGAATACGCTTTGCCGTTTGCCGGAACCTGCCCGTCATTGACGGCGTGGACGCGGTGCGTCGGCAATTGCCGCGCTGCGTGTTCGATGCCGGACGTTGCGCGCCGGGAATCAAGGCCCTGCGCCAGTACCGCAAAAGCTTCAATGCACGGCTGGATGTGTTCGGCAGGCCCGTGCACGACTGGACCAGCCACGCGGCCGACGCCTTTCGCTATGCGGTGGTGGGCATGATGCCGGAGCGGCAGGAGCCGCGCCAGGAAAGGACGGGAGTTCTTTCGCGCGGATAAGCGATTTTTTTTGCAGCGAAAATGAGACTTTTCACGGAGGTAAAAGACATGGGCGGAGTTGCACAGGCGGTAAGTTCGCTGTTCGGCGGCGGGGGCAAGGTTGAAACCCCGGCCATGCCCGAAGTGCCGGACTATGAAGCCGAACGAAAGGCCAAGGAAACGGCCGCGCGGCAAAAACGCGCGGCGCTGGCGGACAAGGGCATGGCCGGAACCATTCTGGGCGGCAGCGAGGGCGACGAAAGCGGCCTGAAGAAAAAGAAGCTGCTGGGGGAATAGGATGCGCGGCGGACGAAACGATATCCCGCCGGATCAGCTGGGCGACGCCAGCCCGACGGCAGAGGAAAGGCGCGGGCCGCTGCCCGCTCCCCTGCTGACCTGGTGCAACGCCCTGTGGGACAGCCGCACTGCCGTGAACGCGCAGCTTGACGAAATTGCGCGTTACGCCGCGCCGGATCGCGCCGGGTTCGGCGGCATGGGGCCTTCGCCCGGCGACGACGGACGGCAGAAAATATGGGATTCCACGCCGGAAGACGCTGCGCTGACCCTGGCCGCGGCCCTGCACGGCATGCTGACCAACCCGGCCACGGAGTGGCTGAGCCTTGAGCTGGATGGCGATGCCGACCGGGATGACGCGGAAATTTCCGCCTTCATGGAATCGGCGCAAGCGGCGGTAACGGCGGCGCTTGCCTCGCACGAGGGGGGCTTTCATCAGGAAGTGAACCAGTTTTACCTTGACCTGGCATGTTTTGGCTGGGCTGTGTTTCTGGTTGAAGACCGGGGGAACCGGCCGTGTTTTCGGGCGATAAACCCGTCGCAGTGCGCCCTGGACGAAAACGCGGGGGGCCGCGTGGATTCGGTGCTGCGGCGCTGGAACATGAGCCCGGCCGCGCTGGTTGAGGAATTCGGCAAGGACGCTGTTTCCGAAAAGGTGCGGAACGCGGTGGAGAACGGCACGGCCCCCGGTGCGCGCGTGGGCGTTTCGCACTTGGTGTGCCCGCTTTCACGGCTGCCGGAAAGCGTGCGGAGCGACGTTGCCCGCAACCGGGGCGGCAAGGCGGAAAAACCTTTTGCCTCGCTGTATTACGAGACGGAAGGCGGGCATTGCCTTTCGCGCGGGGGCTTTGACGAACTGCCGTACATGTGCCCGCGTTGGAGCAAGCGCAGCGGCGAAATCTACGGGCGCGGCCCTGGGCATGTGTGTTTGCCCGACATGCGGGTGCTGAACCGCGTGGCCCAGGCGCAGCTGGTGGGGGCCGAGAAACTGGCCGATCCGCCCCTGCTGGCGGCGGACGACAGCGTGGTGGGCCGCATACGCTCAGGAGCCGGGGGCATAACCTATGTCCGCCCGGACGCGCTGCAGCAAGGGCGCGGGCTTATGCAGCTGCCTGTGGATTTTCGCCTGGACGTGGCCGAGGCCGTGCTGGAAAAACGGCGCGGGGCCGTGCGCGGGGCATTTTTGAACGACCGCATACAGATGGCGGGCGGCCCGCAGATGACGGCCACGGAGGTGATGGCCCGCGAGCGCAAGCAGAACCTTGTGCTGGGACCGGTGCTGGGGCGGCTGGAAAGCGAATTTTTGGGGCCGTTGACGGACAGGGTCTTCATGCTGCTGCTGCGGGCCGGGGCCTTTGCCGTGCCGCCTGGGCTGGCCGGGCGTGAGCTGCGGGCGCGCTATGTTTCGCCGCTGGCGCGGGCGCAGCGACAGTCCGCGGCGGAGGCGTTCGGCCTGGCGTTGCAGTATCTGGCGGGGTTCACGCAGGCGGACCCCACGATCATGGACAACTTTGATTTCAATTCGGCGGCCCGCGACAGTCGCGAGCTGTTCGGCTACCCGCGCAAATACCTTTTGGACGAGCGCAAGGTGCAAAAAAACCGACAGGAGCGCGCGCAACAGGCGCAAACGGCGGCGCTGGCGCGGATGGCCGAACAGGCCGGGCCCGCCCTCGCTTCAGCCGCAACGGAACAGGAGAAAGGCAGATGAGCGACAGGACATACTGGCGGGCGCGGCTGTTCGACGCCTTGCACGGGGAGGCTCCGCGCCCCGATGCGAAAACGCGCGAGAACGCCGTCAGGCGCATCGTTTTCAGCGAAGACGGATTAACTCTCATGGGGACGCTTTCGGACTGTCTGCGCCCACAATATGGGCCATTTAGCGCCAAGGACATGGCCTGGCGCGAGGGCCGCCGCAGCGTGCTGCTCGAACTGCTGCGCATGGCCCTGAAGGAAGAACGCCGCCCTGAACGGCGCGGCGAAGACATATACGGCACGATTCCGGGAAACTTTGAATGAACAGCGATGCCGACCGATTGAGGGAAGCCCCCTCGCGGCCGACGCAACAATGAGGAACCGATATGGCGGACGACGGAATGCAGAACAACAACGGGGGCGGCGCTGCCGCCGGGGGAAGCGCGGACGGAACGCAGAACCCTTTCGGATTTTTGCCGGAGGGGCTGGAATCCCTGTCTCAAGGCTACGAAGAGCCGTCCGCTTTCTGGGCGGATGTGTCCAGGCTCAAGGGGATGGACGCGGAACTGGCGGCGGTCAGGGGCACGAAACCGGAAAGCCTGGTCAGCGACGAAGATTGGGAAAAGACCTGGAAGGCCCTGGGCAGGCCCGACGACAAGAGCGGCTACAAGCTGCCGGAAACGTGGTCGGGGAAGACATGGACGCCCGACGGCCCGGGCGACGACGCCGACGCGGACGTGACCGCCGCAGTGAACAAATACCTGACGGACAGCGGGGAACGGGAACAGTTTGCGGACATCGCCCGGCGTTGCGACCTGACCCAGAAGCAGAGCGAGACGCTGTTCGGACTTTACGGGGGGCTGCTGGCCCGGCATATCGGCGCAAAAAGCGCCGCCGACGCCGTGGCCGCGCCGGAAAAGGTGATGGCGGAACTGTGGGGAGAGAATGCCCAGACCGGGCTTGAAACGGCGCGGCGCGGCGCGAGGGCCGCTGGCCTGGGCGACGAGCTGGACGCGGCCGGACTGTCCGGCAACCCGCTGGTGCTGCGCCTGGCGCACGCCCTGGGAGAGGCCCTGGGCGAGGACAGCGTGCGCGGGGGCAAGGCGGCAGGCGCGGCCCTGCCCATGGGGGCGGCGGCCCGCGAGGAACTGCTGCGCGTTGTGGGCAGCGAGGCGTACCGCAACAATGATCCCGAGGCGCAGCGCCGGGCCGAAGCCCTCTCCGCACGGGTACACATGAAATAGTCAAAAATCGCGCAGAATCGGGTTGTAACCGGTATTTATCTTTAAACCATGAAATGACGCATAAAACAGCGTTTCAGACGGCACGGGGCTATTCCACGCGAATTTTTCCCACGCCGGACGAGACCTTGGAGCAAGCAATATGCCTAACGACGTTTCCGCCGCCTTCGTCACGCAGTACGAAGCGGAAGTTTTTATGGCCTACCAGCAGGGGGCCAGCAAACTGCGCAACCTGGTGCGCACGCGCCCCGGCGTGGTCGGCAGTTCGGACAAGTTTACGAAGATCGGCAAGGGCGAGGCCACGCAGAAAACCCGCCACGCCGCCGTGGTGCCCATGGATGTGGACCACAGCCAGGCCACGGCCACGCTGGAAGACTGGTACGCGCCGGACTATGTGGACAAGCTGGATGAATACAAGATCAAGCATGACGAGCGCCGGGCCCTGACCTGGAGCGGGGCCGCGGCCATCGGGCGCAAGGTGGACTCGCTGATCATTGGAGCCGCCGGGGCGGCCCTGCCCGCCGGGCAGGTGATGGGCGACGGCACCGGCATAATGACCCTCGATCTTGTCATGGACGCCTTTGCCCTGTTCAACGAAGGGGAGGTGCCCGACGACGGGCAGCGTTATGCCGTGGTGGGGCCGCGACAGTGGAACCAGCTGTTGCTGATCGACCAGTTCGCCAAAAGCGACTATGTGGGTACGGACGCGCCGGTCTGGCTGCGCGGGACCGAAGCCAAGCGCTGGCTGAACATCATCTGGCTTATGCACACGGGCCTGCCGGTTACGGGCGCGGGCACGGCGGCGGCCTATACCGGCTGCTATCTCTTCCACAAGACAGCGTTGGGCCTGGCCGAAGGCGGCCAGGGGGTCGTCAGCGAAATCAACTATGTGCCGGAAAAGGTCGCCTATCTCTGCAACAACATGATCAGCGCAGGGGCCGTGCGCATTGATGACCTGGGCGTGGTGCGCATCAACGCGCTCAACAAGAAGGCAGCGTAAGCAGCGCCCGGAGGCGGAGACCGGGAGGTTGACTAGGAACGCGGTTTTCACATAAGAAGATTACTCCGAAAGGTTTAGTGCAACACAACCGGCCGGGGCGATGCGAATCGCCCCGGCTTTTTTACGCCCCCGTGTGAGATGTTGTTTTCACACGGGGGCGTTTTTTTACTTCCAATTCTCAAGTTTACTGGCAACAGCCGGAAAGCGCCCTAAAAACTGGAGCAAGACATGAGCAAAAAGAACAACGACACTGAAATCCCCGCTTCTCCGGTTGCTGCCGCTGCCGCTGCGGACCAAACGGCGGATGCCGCGGCGGTCTTCAACCGTGACTGTCTGCGGCAGGCGGCGCGGGGGCTGTGGCTGTACACGCACGACGGCGACTGGCCGCCCGCCTGCGGTCCCGGCTGGTGGGACGACGCGCGGCGGGCTTACGGCATGCGCAGCGGCGACGTGGTCATTCTGGCGGCGCGCGAAGACGTGCGGCTGATAGTGGTGAAGGACTAGGCGGCCATGGCGGTCAACGGGCTGATACACATATTCAACCTGGCTTTGGACTACATCGGCGAAGAAGCCCTGACTGATGCGGCGCAGGCCTCCCCCCTGGCGGAGCGGGTGCGCCGCGCGTGGCCTATGGTGCGCGATGAAGTGCTGCGGTCGCACGTGTGGAAGTGCGCATGTGCCCGCACGGCCCTCATACGAACGGGCTCCGTTCCGACGTTCGGCTTCGCATATTCCTACGCGCTGCCGCCGGATTTTTTGCGCCTGGTATCCACCTGCCCGGAAGGCGCGCGCTGCCGCGTGGAGGGACCCCATCTGCTGGCCGACGAGCCGCAAATGTCCATCGCCTATGTGCGGCGGCTGGAAGATCCCGCGTCCTACGACCCGGCGCTTGTGCAGTGCATGGCGCTGAAGCTGGCGGCAACCCTGGCCTTTGCGTCCAGCGCCTCAACAGCCCTTGTGCAGGGCCTTGAAGAGCGCTACGCGCTTAAGTTGCGTGACTCCCGGCATCTGGACGCCATGGACGCGGAGGATCCCGCACAGTGGGGCCGTTCGGAGTGGGCGGCGGCCAAAATGGGTTAGGAACCGGCGGCATCGCAACTGAAGAAAAAGGCTGAAAATGAGTACCGCGACCCCTGCTATTACCAGTTTTACCGGCGGCGAATGGAGCCCGCGCCTGTATGGGCGGGCGGATCTTGCCAAGTATGGGAGCGCCTGTTCCGAGCTTGTGAACATGTCGCTGATGCCGCACGGCCCCGCCGTACGGCGCATGGGAACATACTATGTGGCCCAGGCGGGGTCTCCCCGTTCCAGGCTGCTGCCCTTCGTCTTCAGTTCGACGCAGGCCTACGTTCTGGAGCTGTGCCCGGGCAAGATCCGGTTTTTCCGGGACGGCGGCTATCTGGCGGGCAAGGATATCAATACGCCGTGGTCGGTGGAGCAGCATATGGGCCTGTCTTTCTGCCAGGCTGCGGACGTCATGTATATGTTTTGCGCTTCCACGGCCCCCAGAAAGCTGATGCGCACGGGCGTGGACACGTTTGAACTGCAGGTCGTGCAATTTACGGCGCAACCTGCGGAATGGGGCGACGACACATGGCCAGGCTGCGGCACGTTTTTTCAGCAGCGACTGTGGCTGGGCGGCGTGCCCGGCAAACCCAACAAGCTATGGGCAAGCCGTACCGGCGATTTTCAGAACTTCAGCGGCCCCACGGCGCAGGAAGAAGACGATTCGGACACGCAGGACGCGTCCATGTCCTTCAGCCTGGTCAGCGAACAGGTCAACGACATTCTTTGGTTTGTCCCTGGCAAGCGGCTTATCGCAGGGACTGGCGGCGGAGAATGGCTCATCGGGGACGGAAACGGGAGCGTGACGCCGGAAAACATACAGGCCGTGCTGAACAGCAACTACGGCAGCACCTCGGTTACGCCGCTTTCTGTGGGAGCCTCCATCGTGGCCGTAAGCGCCGATTCCCGGCGGCTGTATAGCCTTACCTACGACTATGGGTCCGATTCGCACATCGTGGAAGACCTCAGCCTGCTGGCCGAGCATCTGACGCAGCCGGGCATCGTGTCCATAGCCAACTATCAGAACCCGGACGGCATCATCTGGTGCGTGATGCAGGACGGCACCATGGCCGGATGCACATGGCTCAAGCAACAGGAAGTGGTAGGCTGGCACCGGTTCGAGACAAAGGGCCTTGTCAGGTCCGTATGCTGCATCCCGGCGGATGGTTATACGGCCACCTGGTTGCTGGTGGAACGCAGAAACGGGCCGTGCATCGAAATGATGGCCGCGCCCTGGGACCGGGTGCAGGCCGTTGCATCCGTCAACAACGACTCCGGCCCTCCTCACGATTTCAGGGAATCAGGAACGTTCGCCGCCTCGGTAAACGGCACCTATGCCGTTGACATCGTAGGCGGCGGCGCGAGCGGCGCTATTTCCAACGAAGGATTTTCCGTCACAAGCTGGCGCGCCAGCCAGGATCCGGGCGTGGACGCCGTTGCAGACGCTCGCGGCGGCGATGGGGGGACTGGCGGCGGGGCCGGGGAACGCTTGCAGTTTTACGCGTATCTTGCGGCCGGAGTTCCCGTTCCTTTTACCGTAGGCGAAGGGGGAGCCGAACCCACCGGTCCGGGGGATGCCTTGGGCAACCCCGGGGGCGCGACCTCCATACTTGGGCGGAGCGTGGCCGGAGGCGTCGTCGGCGACGGATCGCCGGGAGCAGCCGGAGCAACCGGGCAGGGACAGTGCGCTGTCACCAGTGAATCCGTGTATCAGGGCCTTGCCGCTTCGAGCAATGCCTACGGCGGCGCAGGCGGCGTGGGCGATGCCGGGCCGGTGGACGGAACGGACGCGGGCGCGGGCGGGCGCGGTAAAAACGGGATCAGTATTATATGGCATCCTACCTCAAAGCCCCTGAGCGAGATTGCGGACGCAAGCGGGCTGAATTGGTGCCCCGAGGTCTGCCCCTACACGACGGAAGACGATACGGACGTTGCCGCGCTGCGCGGCAAAAACGGCATGGTGCGGTTTTCACTGGTAGAAGCATACCGGGATCCTCTCTCTTCGGAAAAAACGGTCTCCCTGACGGAGTCCGCCGTTCCGCCCATGTATGTGGACTGCGGCCTTTTCTACACGGGTGAGCCTGTACGGACGCTGCACGGGCTGGAACATCTGGAGGGGTATACGGTGGCCGTACTGGCCGACGGCGCGGAACATCCCCTGCTGGCGGTGAACAACGGCAGCATTACGCTGGACGCCCCCGCATCACATATCGTGGTCGGTCTGCCCTACCGCTGGATCGTAGCGCCCATGCGCATCGAAGGCATCAGCCCGCGCGGGGCCATGCAGGGCAAAAAGGCCCTGGTGAACGCGGTGATTGCCCGGTTCTACATGACTGGCGGCGTGTCCTACACGCGGGCGGGGGGCAACGGGAGCGCTTATACCATCAGCTTCCGCGACGGCCAGGACTTCATGGATTCGCCGCCCCCGTTGTTTACGGGCAGCGTGCGGCTGCCCCTGCCCGGCGGCTGGAACGAAGATACGCGCGTCAGGTTCTACGGAGACGGGGTATTGCCTGTAAGCCTGCTCATGATCATTCCCGAAGTCACAATCAACAATTAGAGCAAGTTCGCTTTGAACTTGCTCTGGCGGCTGCGGAAGTAGACGCCCGCCACGAAGGTGTAACGCAATATTCTAAGGAGGCGGTATGGCAAGCGCGGCATTACTGGCGGCAGGCATGGCCGTGAGCATGATTGGCGGCCTGGCGCAGGCCGGGTCCGCCAGTCAGGCGGCGGACGCCCAGGCCAGCGCCTACAAGGCGCAAGGTTCCGCGGCTCTGGCGCAGGCGCAGAACAAAGCGGCCCAGGAACGGGACAAGTACCGGCGGCTGGCCTCGCAGCAGCGCGCCGCCTATGGATCCAGCGGCGTGGACGTGAACAGCGGCAGCCCGCTTGACGTGCTGGCCGCCACGGACGCCGAGGGCGAAGTCAGCGCCATGCAGCTGCTGTACAGCGGGGAACTGGAAAACTGGAGCGCCCGGCAGCGGGCCGCTGCGGTGAAGAACCAGGCGCAGGGCTCCGCGACGGGAAGCATCCTTGGCGGCATGGGCGGGGCCCTCGGCATGGGCATTGCCAACGCCGGGGTCTTCAAAGGGCTGTTGGGCAGCGGGGCAAACACGGGTTTGGCATCGGCTGGCAAGAACCTCTTCAACACCTCCATTGCCGGAGCCTTGAAATAATCAGGACCGAACATGGTAAAGATTCCTGAAAGACCATACGCCTACCTGGCTACCAACCTGCCAGCGGCGGCATCGCCGGGCGCGGCCGCCGCATCCGCCGGGACGGAAGCGTGGCAAGCGTTGGGTCAGAGCATGCAGACAATAGTCCGCAGCGGGCTGGTCATGCAGCAGCAGCGCGATCATGATCTGCTGGTGGACGCGCAGAACCGCTATACAAACGCCATGACGGCCTTTTCCACGGAGGCGGAAACAAGCCGCACCGGCGAAAAGGCGCGGGGCTTCACGCGGGATTTTACCGGAAGGAGCGGCGAAACGCGGGACGAAACAGCCGCCTGGTTGCGGGAGAACGGCGGATCGGGCAACGCGTTGCGGGCTTTCACCGGATGGGCCGAAGGCCGGGCCGTACAGGGGCTTGCCGGTGCCTCCAGATTTGAGCATGGGCAGATGCTGGCGCACGGCAAGGATATGTTTGAACAGCGTATTCAGGGCATTACCGACGGACTGGAGCGCGACCCGGCGGCCTTTGGCGACGCCGCAGGCCAACTGGAAGAGGCATTTACCATGGGCGTGGGACAAGGCCTTTTTCGTCCCGAAGAAGCGAAGGCGCGCTTGCACGACGCGCGGGAAAAACTGTCGCTGACGGCCTTTGACAATATGTACGCCATGGACCGGGGACGGGCCATGGGCAGCATGGAAGCCCTGGGCCTCACGCCCGCGCAGCAGGCCAAGGCGAAAAAGCGGTATCAGGCCGATGTGCGCAGCGATGCCGCGCAGGCGCGGGCGGCCGCCAACGAGCGCAAGGCGGAACTGCTGTCCACCATTGAGGATGACGACTACACGGCAAAAATGACCGGAGATGTCTCCAGCCTCATGAAAACCGCATCCGAGCTGCGACGCCTGGGCGACGCCAAGCGGGCCGAAATTCTGGAGCGGCGCGCGAGCGTCTACGAAAACAACCAGGTCGCCATACGCGAAAGCAACGCGCAGACGCTGCCGGATCTGGCGGAGAGCATCAACGGACTGCATACGGAACTGCGGACGCTGCAAACCCAGGGAGCCGAGGCGGACGCGCGAAAGATGCGCCAGCTCGACGCGGAGATATCCACCCGAACGGATATTTACCAGCACCGTGCCGCTCTGTTCCTCAAAAATCCCATGGGGCAGGCCCTGCAGGGCGAAGCGCCGCAGCAAATCACGGAAGCCAACGTCACCAGGCTGATGGCGAAGCAGGAGGCCATGGGCGCAGGCGTGCCCGGCTTTGTGCCGCGCCCCATGACGGCGGAAAACGCGGCAGATGTGAACGCCCGCTGGACGCAGAGCACGGACGCGGCGGCAAAGGCCGGCATGCTGGAAACACTGCGGGCCCAATACGGCAGGCATCTGCCCGCCGTGCTGGAGCAGGCCAAGCTGCCCAGCGCCCTGCTGGCCGTGGCCCCCGTGCTGGATGCCCTCGCGCCCGCGCAGATTTCCCGCATGGTGCTGGCCGCCGAAGCGAAGGACAAGGATCTGCCCAGCCCGTCGAAGGATCAGAAGGACCAGCTCGCGAACAGCCCCGTGCTGCGCGTCCTGCGCCATACCGGTGATGTGATGTACCGCAGCGGCGCGCAGATGGCCTTTGCGACCAAAACCGCCAGGGCCTGGGAACACTACGCGGCCGCGGGCGGCGATCCGTCCGGGCTTGACGACGCATTCTGGACGCTGGAAGGCCCTGGCTACGCCATCGCGGCCCCCCGCAAAATTGTGACGAAAGATCAGGAAAGCGCGCTGGAGGCCGGACTTGACGCCGTGGTGCGCGACCACCTCTCCGCCATCAATACCGGCAAGACGCCGCAAGCCCGAACAAAGGCCCTCAGAGAACAAAGCCTGTGGCGCAACGGCACCTGGGTTTACGACGCTGACGGGTATTTTTTGTTTGTTGACGCGGCCACGGGGCAGGGAGTGGAACGCCTGCACCGGGACGAAATAGTGCGACGCGCCGGGGATCCCCGAGCCTATAACCTGATGGAGAGCGACTGATGCTGTTGCCAGGAGTACGCCGCGATTTTATGAGCACGCCGGACGCCGTGCTGCGGTTCCAGACCCCGGAGCCGACCTTTGGCCAGTATCTGGGCGAACATGTGGCGGAAGGTTTTGACCACACCACCGCCAGCGTGGTTCTGACCGAAAAACGCGTACAGGACGCGGAGCGCGCGGCCTACGGCGACTATGCGCCCGCACTGACGGAAGCCGCGACGGAGACGGGAGAATGGGCCGGAGCGCCCGTGCCGCAAAGGCTGCTGCCGCAGAAGGGCACGGCCCCGGCCTTCATCGGAAAAGAGGACTGGAACGAAAACAACCGGTACTACCGCAAGGGCATCGCCTGGCGCGAAAATTTTACCGAAGAACGCGCCCGCATCTACGCCGAAGATTTTGACGAGCGTCGGGCGCGGGACGTGACGCTGACCACGGGCGCGGAGCATTACGGCCTGGGCGGTCAGGCGGCGGGATTTTTTGCGGGCATGCTGGGCGGTTTGCCAGACCCGGTGAACCTGATCCCCTTCGGAGGCGGGCTGGCGGCCGCAGGCAAGACGGCCAACGCCGGGCTGCGCACGGCGCTGCTGGCCGGAGCGCGCGCCGGTGCCGTGGAAGGGGCGGCCGGAGCCCTGGCCACCGACGCTATCGTTTTCCCCTCCTTGAGCGCGCGCGGCGAAGATCTGGGATTCTCCGACCTGTCGCTGGACGCCGCCATGGGTGCGGCGCTGGGCGGGTTGCTGGGGGCTGCGGGGGCTGGACTGCACAGGTATCTGTCGGGGAGGCGGCGCGGCAACGTGCCCACCGATGGGCGTACTGCCCCGCCGCAAGCCAGTTTTGACGCCGTTCCCGACCGGTTTCTTTCCGAAGATTTCTCAACTTCTCTGAAAGAAAACCGTTCCGGCGATGCCGCGCGCGTCCCCGGCGGGGAGCTTGTCAGCCCGGCGGCATGGGTGCGCATGAATATCCACGGACGCGACCGGGCCGACCTGCTGCAGGCCTTTGAATGGGCCGTGCGGGATGTGGCCGCAGGCCGGGACGTGGACGTGGGGCCGCTGCTGCGGGGGGGCGCTGTGGAGGGACGGCTGCGCGTGGAAGCCCTGGCGCACGCTCTGGAGTTCGGGAGCTATACGGATGTGGACTTCGGCCCGCTGCGGCCGGACTACCGGGCAGCGCTCAACGCCATACGCACGGAGGAAGGCGTGCCGCTTATAGAAGGCGACAGCCTGATCATTCCGGCCCGCGTTGCCCGCAAGCTGTACGAAAAGCGCATATTGCAGGAAGGCATGAGCGCCGACCGACTGGCGGAACTGCTGCTGGCCGTATTTCACGGGGATGCGGATTTTGCCTCCGGGACGCGGTTTCCGCACATTCAGGCGCTGGTGCGCCTGCGCGGCGACATGGCCGACGTGGGCTTCATCAGCGTCAACCCCGCCACCGGCGAAACGGTGGTCAAGAGTCTGTACCCCGAAAAAAAAGACAGGCTCGGAAAGAGCCTGTCTTCAAAAAATGTCCAGGAGGGGCGCACAATCCCCCATACGGTCGACGGCGAGGCCTCGCCGCCTTTGGCAGCTGCACGACTTTCTGCTCTTCAGGACACAAAAATGATATACGACGCGGCCGCGCCCGTCAACTACTCCGTAGCCGCGCCGGAGACATACACCCCGACCCCGGCCGACATCGCGCGCCCCGCGGGCGAGAGTCCGGCGCAAGCCCTGCTGCGGGAACAGGGCATCGGCAAGGACGGCATGAGCATGGAAGAAAAGCTTCTCGCGGAGCGCGAACGCTCCGGAAACCTGCCCATACTGGAAGAAATGGCGGAGCTGGACGCGGCCCGCGATGCGGAGGCATCCGTGAAACGGATTGAGGAAAAGGGCTTGGAAATTCTGGAATGCGTTGTAAGGGCGGAGGGATAGACCATGGCGACAAAACAGGATTGCATCGCCGCCGCCATGAAGGGCGGACTGTCGAAAGCGGAGGCTGAAACCGCCGTCAGCGCCATGTTTGAGGACAAACGCCTGGCGCGCGCGGCCGTGGCGCGGGGCGCGGAAGTCAGCGAGGAAGCGGCGCTCGCCAAGGCCTGGGCCGTGCGCATGGACGATGCGGCGGCAGCCGCGGCCATTGCCCGCAAGCGCGCCGCCGTCAACGCCCTGCGGCGCGACGCGCTGGAATCCGGGCTGGCCCGCGTCAAGGAACAGGGCGGCACGGCCTACGATTTTCTGGAAGGGCTGATGGTGGGCAGCAACAAGCGCTTCGAGGGCGCGCGCAACAGCATCGCCAACAGCATCACGGCCTTGCGGCGCGACTTTCAGGGCGCACTGATCAACGACCTTGAGGCGCTGGAGACGCGCGGCGTTCCGGCCCGCAAACTGCTGCTGATGGACGAGGGCTTCGGCAAGGATGTGGTGCGCGAGGTCATTACGCCGGACAGCACGGGCGACGCTGACGCCCGTGCCGTGGCCGACCTGCTTTCGCGCCACATGGAAAAGGCCCGGCTGCGCATGAACGAGGCCGGAGCCAGCATCGGCAGGCTTGAGGGCTATATGCCGCAGAGTCATGATGCCTGGAAAATGACTTCGGGCGGCGCAAAGGCCGCGCCGCGCTGGATCGATTTTATCCGCGAGCGGCTGGACACGGAAAAAACGTTCGGTCTGGACGCCGCAGCCGCCGCCACGCCCGAAGGGCAAAGGAAAATACAGGATTTTTTGACAGCGACCCGGGACAATATTTTGATGGGCAAGGACCGCGTGACCGCCGCCGAAAAAGGCGAGCACACCGGCCCGGCCAGCCTGGCCGACCGCGTGGCGCGGCACCGCGTGCTGCACTTCAAGGACGCGGATGCCTACATGGAATATCAGGCGGCCTACGGGCGCGGCGGCGCGCTGACCGGCGTGGTGGACCATCTTTCCGCCGCGGCGCGCAGCACGGCGTTGATGGAACGCCTGGGCACCAACCCGGAAATGATGCTGCAAAGCCTTATGGCGCAGGAAACGCGCGAACTGCGCGCGGCAGAAGCTGGGGGAACGGCGGGCCGAAAGGAAATGAAGGCCCTGGCGCGCCTGAAGCAGGGCCTCGCCCAGGGGGCCGGCATCAACAACATCGGCAACTGGTGGGCCGTGCTTTCGGGGCAGGTATCCGTGCCAGTGAACGTGGGCGCTGCGCGGGCCTGCGCTGTGATTCGCGCCATCGAAAGCACGGGAAAACTGGGAGGGGCAACGCTTTCGGCCGTGGCAGACATCCCGACAAAAGCCGCCGGCATGCGCGTGCATGGCCTGAACTGGCCCGAAGCCATGGCGCGGAGCGTCGCGCAGTATTTTCAGGGCTACGGCGACAAGAATAAAAAAAACCTGTGCCGCGACATGGGCGTTATGCTGGACGACACCCTGGGCGAAATGCGCCTGCGCTGGAACGAAGCCGACGACCTGCCCGCCGTGGCGGCAAAGTGGCAGGACAGATTTTTTCGCTGGAGCGGCCTGAACTATATTACCGAGGTCGGTAAAGCAGGCTATGCCATGTGGTTTTCCGGCCACATGGGCGAGGCGACCGTAAAGCCTTGGGCCGAGGTGGACAAGACGCGCCGGGCAACACTGCAATTCCACGGCATAACGGAAACGAACTGGGATCTTGTGCGGCTGATGACGGAAAAGCACCCGGACGGCCGCACCCTGCTGGTGCCGCGCAAGGCTGACGACATCCCGGAAGCGACGCTGCGTGCGCACCTGACCGACGAAATAGCGGAGATACGCAAGGCGGCGGAAGGCGACGTTTCCGTTACCGAACCGGCGGAAGCCAGACTGCTTGACCGCAAGCGCAACGAGTTGCGGGGCCTGGTTATGGGCATGATTACGGACGAAACGACAAGCTCCGTACTTGAACCGGACGTAAAAACGCGCGCCCTCATGACGCAGGGCTCGCGGCCCGGGACTCTGCTGGGCGAATTTTTGCGCTTTGCATCCCAGTTCAAGAGTTTCCCCTTCGTGTACATGCAGCGAATCATGGGCGGCAAACGCTGGAAGCGGGCGGATCTTGCCGCCGAGGGACGCTATGATGTGGGCGGGGCCGTTGGCTTTGGCATCGCCATGATGACGTTCGGTTACCTCGCTTCCGTACTCAAGGATATGTCGCGCGGGCGCGGCCCCAAGGATCCGGCCCGCTTGGAAACATGGTTCGCGGCGGCCATGCAGAGCGGCGGGCTCGGTATACTGGGCGACTTTTTCTTTTCGGCGGCCAGCCGCACGGGCGGCAGCGTGGCCGGGGCGCTTGCCGGGCCCGCGCTGGGCGACCTGGAAAAGCCCGTCAACGCCGTGCGCTACGCGCTGCGCGGCAACTTTGGCGATGCCGGGGAAGAACTGCTGCGCATGGGCATGGACACCGCGCCCATGGTCAACCTGTGGTACACGCGTGAGGCGCTGAACTGGCTTGTTTTTTACCACCTGCGTGAAATGGTCAGCCCAGGGACGCTGGCCCGGAGCGAGCGCAGGCTGAAGAAGGAATACGGGCAGGACATGTACTTCAGGCCATCACTATATATAAGGAAGGGAGGCGGTTTCAGATGACCATCACCATGCGGACGACAAAAGTCGTATACCTGCCTGACGGCACGCAGACGCAATTTTCCGTTCCCTTTCCCGTGTTCGACGAAGGCGATGTGGAATGCCTGCAGGTGGACGGACTGACGGAAACGTTGCTGACGGCCTTCACCGTTTTCGATGACCACGTGACCTTCTCCACGCCCCCGACTGCGGGCAAGCCCCTGGTTGTCCGCAGGCGCACCGCCCGCGTGCAGGAAAGCGACTATCCGGTTGCCGGGCGCTTCCCTGCGGACGTGGTAGAACGGGACTTCGACCGTCTCACGGCCATGGTACAAGAGCTTGACGAGCAGATAGATCGTGCGGTGCTGGCACCGAGCGACGGTAGCATTGATCCCGGGGCGATGTTCGGTGTGTTGACTGCGGTTGTTGACGATGCCCAGGGATACGCCAACGCGGCCGCAGCCAGCGCCGGGGCGGCCGCCGGAAGCGCAGACAACGCCGGGGCGGAGGCGGCACAGGCCAGCGCCGACGCGGCACAGGCGGCCAACCACGCCGCCGATGCCAAATATTGGGCGCAGCGCGCCGAAGGCGTCAGCAACAACGGCCCGGCAAGCCCGGATCTTATTGGCGGCGTCAAGCCGGGCGCGGCCTTATCCGTGCAATCTGACGGCACCCTTGACCTCAACGCTGGCCCCGGCCTGACCATAGACCCCACCGCCAACAGCGTGGGCGTGGATGCCTCCGCGATTGCCTCCGGTACACTCTCTATCGACCATGGCGGCACAGGTGCGTCCACCCCGGCGGGCGCGCTGGAATCCCTCGGGTTGACCGCATGGCAAGCCGACATGGAGGGCAGCAACTCCCAGCGCCTGCGCAACGCCGTCCTGTCTGGCCGTACAAAAGACGGTTATCCGGCGTATCTGGTGGGGCATGAGTTTTTGGATATGCAGCATGAAAATGGCGTGTACAACACCAAGCGCGGCACCGTCAGCGCCAGCACGGAATATTCCACCGCCTATACGGCTACTAAGCCCCTGCGCAATCAGGTCGTCTACCAGTCGGAGGGCTGGTTGACAGCCAAAACCGTACCGTCCGGCTGGTGGCAGTATGATTTCGCTGACGGCGCGCACGTACTGTCCGGCATGTTTTTGTGTCCGCGTGATAACCAGCCGACATTCTACCCCAAAACATGGGCACTCCAAGGCTGGAACACTGCTATCGGCATGTGGGAAAACATCTATGCGGAGGCGGAAGACCGCCAACTGCGGGGAGCCTCAAACAACCTGATGCAGTATGGTCGCATGTACTGGTTTGCTGACAACATCAAGGCATATGACAGAATCCGGCTTAACATCACCGCCAATTGGGGGGGCACGTATCTATCATTGGGTGTTATCCGCTTTTACGAGGCGGTGCTGCCCGGTATGCACAAGTATGACGTGGCCCTGTATGCCAGTGAGGCACAGCCGTTTGCGGCCACAATCGCTTGCGGTCTATCCCCCGTCAGTAATCGCACCGTGGACAAGGCCGTCTGGCTGACAACCCCTGTAGTGTTTGACGGCACAATGCTGACCGAACTGACCCGCAACTATATGTATCTTGTGCCTGCCACGGCGGAGGGCAGCCTCCCCGCAAATCTGGATTGCACCAAGGCTGTGCCCCTGCCAGGGCAGGCGGCGTACTTGTATACGGATACCCGCAAACTGCACTATGGCACTGTCCATGATATTTCGGCGGAGTGCCTTGGCCTGCTGCAATCACGCTACACGGTGGCCGGTGCGGCCAAGGCGGAATCCAACATGGGGTCCATGGACTACCCCGTGAATAATGCTAACGTGCAGATAAGCCTTACGGAGCAACCTCGTGGGGCAATCAGCAGCTACTATTTTCCGGGGTCGCCATCCGGCTGGATAAGCCCCGGAGCGTCACTCCTGACTACATTCCCCGCCAAAAATGCTCATCCGTACAGCAACGAGATGACTGTAGAGGTTGACTTCAAATGGACTGGCCCGGCGGATACAACGGCAGATGGGAATTACTGCATATTTGACAATGGCGAATATACGAACCGTGGCTGGCGCTTGGTCTACAGAAATCGCCGGAAATGTCTGACGCTGCACTTGGGGACTTCCAAAACAAACGCCCCTGTGTATCATGTACCATTTAATGCTAATGATGATAATTGGCACACAGTATCCGTATCTATGCACAACGAATGTGTATATATTCATGTTGATGGGGTATGCCTTGGAGCTTACAACAATGTCCCCATTGGCAACCCCAATTATCGCTATTGGATGTTAGGCAGGATAATTGCATCCAATGATTGGCCTTGGTATGGCTACCTCAACAACTTCAGGCTTACCCTTGGAACGGCATTGTATAAGGCTGCTGATTACACCGTGACCCCGACCTTCTACAAAACATATATCCCCCACAAAACATTGTGGTATGACGCCGCTGCCGGAGTGGTCAAAGAGTGGCAGGCAGACACGCGGACATGGCTGGATACGCCCATGTTGCCGATTGGGCATGTGGATACGGACCGGCGCGAACATCTGCTTACGGACCAGCCCCTTGGCACCTATCTCAATAATCACACCAAGTATGTAGACCCGGCGGGCTACCTGACAGACAGCTCACACAATACAAACCGCACCCCGGCCAGCCTGTTCAATTTCGGGGACTCTGGCGTTAACGCCTATGTGTCTGGTAATGATGCTACGGTGGCACACTATGCGCAATGGCGACTGGACAAACCCATGACATTTGACCGCATGCAACTGCTTGGGCCGAGTGCGGGCTTCTCCTGGACCTCCTATCCCTGCAAATTCTCACTGTCCGGTAGCGTTGATGGCGCAACATGGACAACCCTGATAGACCGCACGGCATTTGTTGATGATGGTGGATTCCTCTCCGACAGCGAGTTCACAGTACCAAATGTCTATGATGCGGTTTCCTACAAGACATTCACCTATGACAACCCTACGGCATATCAGTATTACAGGCTTGATTTCCCTGCAAAGGCTGATGTGACATGGTATAAGGACTATGGATACACCTGCACTCGGGCAATTCTGTCTATGCGTGGCAGCAAGCCACAGGTGCTTAGTGTATCCAGCTATTGTATAGGCAGCGTGTTCAGCATTGGCCCCATATTTGCGGCAGTGAACAACGAGATTGAGATTCCGCTTCCATTCGCCAACGTGGCATTTGATGCAGGTGGATTCGTCGATGAAGAAAATGACTATCAGGTTAAGAGGCGGTTTATTGGTCAGTCTTCAAACTATTACTCCGAAGGCAATGTGTGGTGCGGCGAAACTATCTACCAAAGCCCGGAGTCCGTTATTATACAGACGGCCAACAGTTTTTTGTCGATACATACCGCACGACATAATACCACGTCCATCAGCAATACATCCATTAACGCCAACATCTACATCGTCGCCAAAAAACGCTACTAGGAGTCCGATATGCAGATTGTAACTTGGCTTGCCGCCAACGGCAGTACCTACCAGAGCAGCAGACCCCGTACAGCGGCGGACATAGCAATTGCTGACCGTCCAGACGATATGTCCACAGGTGCATACAACCGGGATACCGGGGAGTGGGAGCGCACTTACGACACCACCACCACAGACACGGACCTGACCATTGGCGAGGCGGAGCGGCTGTATGTGTGGGCAAATGCGCAGACGGACGGCAACGGGAGTGTGGCGGACATCATCCTCAAGGTGCTGGGGGTGTAA